GAGGAAAGTGCAGACGCCATTTATGGCACACCTTCGGACGCACGCGATAGTGACGACGAGACATCTTCAGGCGCAAAAAAAGGTATTCAACCCCAAAACATGACATCTATTATAGGTCGTGATATTTCGCGTAATCCTCTATCAAAAATCTCCCGAAATGTCAACATGAGAAACCAGCCACCGTCCGCGGCCCAGGAACAGTTCAATGCGCGCAGAGAGCCTACACAACAGGAAAAGGACTACAAACAACTGTTCGGAAAGGACCGTCCTGCCAATCTTTATAACATGCGCCGTGGCGGTACACGTAACAAGCAACATGGTGGATACATCGCGGTCAAGAAGACGCGTTCTAAGTCATCTTCCTCTTCTGGAAGACGTGGTAGCAGTTCTAGTTCCAAGTCAACGCGTAGAAGACATCGTCGTCGTGGTAGTAGCAGCAGTAGCACCCGCAGCAGTCGTCGGTAATTGAATAAAAATACAATAAATATATTGCATATAATTTAGCAAGCAGTTAATCCAGCCATCATACCACGTAGTCCAGGCATTTCTTCACATTCGACTGGCCACTTTCCAGAGCGTTCGCGCTCTTGCATTGAGTGTGCCTCGCACCGCTTTCGCAGTATCTCTTTACGGCGTGCGCATATATTTTTCCATGTTCGCTGTAGTAGGCGAATCCATATAGTCTTTAGAATGACCACCATCTCGTCGCCTGGCAAGATCATGGTCTCCCCAATCTGTGGTTGTGCAAGAGAACTCATTGCTGTATATATGTTTCTTGTGCCCACATCCTGTGGCCATATCTCTATGTCAGACTCGCACATCATTCGCATTTTGGTACGTAGCATACGCGACATTTGTCGAACCATCTTACATTCTTTAGGCGTTGTATTTTTTGATTTATGAATACATAAGAAGTGTTGTCTGATTTCGGGGGTGCTTTCTGTGGGGTCGAATCCATATGTCGGATGGTGGAGCGATGCAACGACCAGATTGAAACGAGAGGATTTAGTGTATGTCATGTTCCTTTAACGGATATGTGGTTTGTTGAGAATAGTCTAGTCAATGATATTCATTCAATTTCGGAATCCTCCTATGTACCCTTTTCGATATATATTTTTGTTGGTAGTATACATAGTATCGATAATGGTAATGCACATTAAGACCCCTAAGATTGTCAGTACTCTTATGGAAAGTAAGATGGCGCTCTACGTCCTTGTCGCTCTCTCTGTGATGAATGTTTTAGGATACATGATGAATAACTGCGCTCGCGCTGTGGTGTTCTTCTTCCTTGTCGGTGCCGTTGCGTATGGGTTTACGCATAACATGGTTGTCGTATTGTCATCCGCATTGGTATTTACCACTATTCTTGTAACATGTGGTGGCGGTAGTCCTGTTGCTCACAATGATCATCATTACGTTGAGGGGTTTAAGGAAGGTGCAGAAGGTGATGATGGTGATGATAGCGACACCCCAATGGTCGAGCCACAACCCAAGCCCGAACCACCCGATTCGGCCACTGACCCAACTGATAAGGCTACTGGTGATAATACCACGGGTCCCGTTGGCGCCACTGCATCTTCTGACGCCGCACCCGCCACCAAGGCCTCATGTAAAGGAACATGGGACGAAACGACCAAGACGTGCGGTGCTGGTACTGGTGCTAAGAAAGAGTCAATGACCACGGTGTACAAGAAGAACAACCGTATCGACGCCGCGGCCACGGTCGAGGACGCTTACGACGATCTTAACAAGATCTTGGGTGGCGAGGGTATGAAGAACCTAACCAAGGACACTCAGAGTCTTGTCTCTCAGCAGAAGAACTTGACTGAAGCCATGAAGGGTATGGGACCTCTTGTGGAACAAGCATCATCCATGATGAAGCAGATGGGAGGTGCAGGTGGAGTTGGTTCCATGCTGAAGAAATTCGCTGGCGGTGCCGCTCCTGTAAGCGAGACAAACTAGGTTTATACTAGGTTTAGAAGTAACAACGTAGAGAGAAAGACATTCGATGAATATTATATGCCTATAGTATATACTATTTACCAGTTAGGATGCCGAAGAAATGTCTACCAGGAGTTATTTGCATTGAAAATGCTACATTACTTTTCATTGTAATTTTGTGCGCCATCGCTGGATATTTCATGTATTCGTCCAATGGTCGAACGTCAAGTTCTCTCTATAATCGTTCTCAACATCAGATTCAAGTTCAGCCGCAAGTACATATACAACCTCCGTCGCAGTATGACCTGATGATGAGACCAATAGACGGTAGAGACGTGTTACTTGACCCGCATACACCGCCTATGAACCTTGGTTACACTCAAAGTTCGATGCCTCCTATGCATCCTGCTGTACCGCCTGGTAGGATGGCTGTAAACGTAGCAACCAATGGGGGACACAGGCAGTCTAACTATACCCAAGTGGGTATTCTTACTCCACCTGGTGGTGGTGGAGGCGGTAATATTTTAGCGCTCATGGGTCGTCAGTTACACACTTCCAGACAAAAATGGCAGTACTACACCATCAGTGATAGTAATAACAGTGTCAAACTTCCTGTCAGTAAGGGGGGACGTTCATGTACTGGCGATCAAGGATGTGACGAGATAAGTGGAGGCGATACTGTATACGTGGAAGGATATAATCAAGCGTTCAATGTGACGATGTATGATAACGATTCTATGTCTTATATTCCTTATTTATAAGTATCGCATCATGAACAACATAATTTAACATAGACACAAATCGTTTATATTATGTAAATATGAGTGAAGACAAAATCAAGATTTATCATCTAACATCTGACTGTAATAAGACCACGTATCAAACAGAAGAATGGAATAATACATTATCTAATGGGAAACATGTTTGTTTTGAAATAACAAATTACTTTTATTGGGGCACATTTGAAGTTGAATTAAGAGCCAATGAAAAAGAAGAAATATTGAAAAAAAATAGTATTATATTGAATGATTATGCAGGGATGTCTGTAGAAAGTTTAGATGATGGATGTGATTGTTCAAATAAAATTTGCAATAAAGAGAGTTTTACATCAGAAGAGTTGAAAGAAATACACCAACTTCTTTATTTAGACCCGGACGACGAAGAATCTTACACAACTGACTGCGACGATGATGTCGATGAAGATGTATTAGAACAAAATGGGTGGTCAATGGACGATACGATTTATGGGATCAATAGTAGTTGTGAGTTGGAGTGTATAAGCGGTGATGATTAAACTACAGTTCCCGAGGTATGGTAATGGTGATGGTAATGGTAATGGTAATGATAATATCCCATATCTATAATTATATTATCTATAATATATAAGTATCATATCATGAACAATATAATTTTAGACGATCCACAGACCTCGGATAGTGCATTTTTACGATTTATCAATGATCCAAGTACCACAAAGAAATACGTTACTAAGGGCGCTGGTGGTTTTGGTTGGGAGATTGAAAACAACGACACAACTCCATACACAAGCATCTCTCCACAAGGTACCTTGGTAGAATACACCAAACTCTTCTTGAAGATTGTTCCGATTGGCCCGTTTGGATCTTTTCCTCATGGTATGTACACCACCCCCAAGAAGGATTTTACATCCGAACGAGATACACAGACAACTCTATTCAAGAGGACAAATGTCCAACTAGATCCGATTTGCCCCCCAATGGTGTTCTCGGGAATATTATCCAACGAGCGAGGTCGGCAACTGTTAAATTGGCTCAATCCAGATAGTAAAGATCCGCCAAATATTAGCAGTTTCGAAAGTAAACCTAATGTGGAGATGGGTATTATCGCCATGGGCTATACCACTAACTACATTACGATGCATGAAAATGGTAAAAAGGTGTCTGTGAATGAGACAATGAAATCCAGGTATAAATACATGGCGGCTTACCGTCTCATTCAACTTTACGACATGGGATACATGCATGGAGACTTTTCCCTACAAAATATTGTCATTGATACAACTCATATCTATCCGAGTATCGAGCCGGTGGAAGGATGGAACAGCTCACCTGGACATGTGTTGCTAATAGATTTTGGAGCAACATTTAAGCACAATATACAATCGGATCCTGCAGTCAGTAGAGTCGATAAGTTAAACCACATGCTTGACACTAAAGTACCTTACTTAAATGAGATAACTCCTAGAAGTCACGCAAATTACACATGGTTGGAAACACTGATTAAGACCCCTAACATTGAGGCTATTCTGACAAACATCGAAGCCAATGTAGAGAGATATAACAAGGAAATGTACGAAAAGATAAGACGTACTTCTCCAGAAATTACATCTCATATAGAAAAGTATAATAATTCGCCATCAACCATGACAACCGTTCGAGGAGGGGTGCGAAGGACGAACCGGAAACGAGCATCCATATCTCGTAAAAAGAAAAGGAGAAAGACACGACGGACATCGAAGCGCCGATAGATTTATTCATATGTTCCAATTTGTAGGAATGTATGAATTGTAAATAATGTATTTGGAAACAACCCCAGCACTATCCGACCTGATGCAACTAAGGGGTGGACATCTGGGTGGCTATTGGAAGAGTGGATGGAGTGATGTCTTTAGTTACGTCCGGTGCTGGGTCGGTTGCACCAGACGTTGGTTCGGCCGTGTCAGACATTGTTGCGACCGTGGCAGATAATGTGTCGGCTGCATCGGGAACTGTAACGGTTGCATCGGGAACTGCGTCGGGAACTGTAACGGTTGCATCGGGAACTGTAACGGTTGCATCGGGAACTGCGTCGGGAACTGTAACGGTTGCATCGGGAACTGTAACGGTTGCGTCGGGATCTGCGTCTTTTTCTGCAGGGTCCTTTGTTGGAGGGGTCAGTGTTGCGGCTGCTTCTGTAAGACCCTTATGACTATTCTTGACAGCGTCGAATGCGTTGTCGGTCTCTTCTGGCTTATTGATCTTATCGACGATCATCTCGGCAAGGGCGCCAAGTAGCGTCTCGGTCGCCTCTCCGACATCGGATTCTGCATCAGAATCGGACTCAGACCCAGAATCGGAGTCAGAACCAGAATCGGAGTCAGAACCAGAATCGGAGTCAGAACCAGAACCGGAGTCAGAACTTTCCCCAGCGTCGTTCAATGCATCTTTCAATGCCTTTTTTGCCTGTATTACCGCCTCCTTCTTTTCGGCAATAGTCTTCTTCTTCTCATCATCGACCTCAGAGGTTGGATCTTCCTTCTTGGAGTCTTCCGATGCGTCTGTTTCTTTCGGTTCCGATGCGTCTGCTTCTTCCGGTTTCGATGCGTCTGCTTCTTCCGGTTTCGATGCGTCTGCTTCTTCCGGTTCCGATGCGTCTGCTTCTTCCGGTTCCGATGCGTCTTGATTTGGGTTGCCACGAAGTTTGTTCCACCTACTTTTCATGCCTGTTGTCATACCTCTGTCTTTTGTTAGTGCGTCTTTGATTCCTCTGTCTTTTGTTAGTGCGTCTTTGATTCCTCTGTCTTTTGTTAATGCGTCTTTGATTCCTCTGTCTTTTGTTAGTGCGTCTTTGATTCCTCTGTCTTTTGTTAGTGTTTCCTTCGCGGCGTCCTTTGCTGCACTCATTCTACTTGAGATGCCCATGTCTTTGATCCCAAATACACCTCCTCGCATGTTCTTACCATGTCGTCGTCGTTTTTTCATACTAACTTTATGTAAAATGCGATCATTGGCATTGTTTCTAAATGTCTTCGCATGGCGTCTCTTCTTCGAGTTTGTTTTCGTTTTGCGATTTTTGCGTGTATGTGATTTTTGCTTAAGCAATCTTGATACTCTTCCTTTGGTCAACTTCATTGATACGATCCTGATATAATGTACATAGATTTTTATTGTCTGCACTGAATGTAACGATGGAGAATACATTTAGCGCAGTAAAATCTGGACGGTCAGGAGAGTGTAGTAAAGAATGTGCGCTCACTATAAATACAAATGCATACGACGTCTCTCTACGTTGGAAAAAGAATAAGTATGGAGGTATTATTCACCTGAACTATACTCCAACACAGCCAAATGAAGTGATTTTTGCGGACAAGAAGTACACGGGGACAGGTACAGTCAGTATTGATTTTTTGAACCATGCAGGATTTACAGTTGATAATATTGAACCTGATGCAGTAGTTCATATGGAGTTTATGAGGGGTGGAACCGACAATGCAGAGATAATACATATCCTAGTCCCGTTTGTAGCGGTAGGTGATCAAGGAAGTTTTCCAATTACCGATGGGTCGGAACTGGTTAATTCAATCACAAATCAGTTGAAGTCTTACCAGCCATATGAAGGCGATCCTAGTACACAGATGACCGATCTTAATATGCGCGATTTTATTCCTACTGATGCCGAGTACTACTATGCTGTATCTCGCCACGGAGATAAGTATATTATTTTGCGTACAGTACAAGGGATCAATACAGAAGACAAGAACATATTATTTGATGACCTGTTCAAGATAGGAACATCTCCCAAATGGTCAAATCATGGCGGGTCCGAACTGGATATTGTTAAGTATTATAGTGGGTCTCAAAAAATAAAATTATCCGATGTATACAAAGGCGGAACATCCGAAGGTTTTACTGGAATGACTGCAATGATGAATACAATAAATCCATATCCAATAAATACCTCTAATTTCCAAGAGGGTTTTTCATCTAAAGAAGATCCCAATGATATTTATATCGACTGTAGGCCTGTTGGCGCCGATGAAGAAACAAAACCAGTTACGGTAAAGCATGAGAGAGGGAGCATGTTATCGTCAAAAGATAAGCAGATGTTGGTTTCACTATTGATAATACTGACTTCTACAATCATATTTTCGGGATTGATTTATCTAATTTTCAAAGCCCTCAAGACGCAGGACAACTCTTAATTGGTTTCGGGTTCAATGCAATAAATACTAGTATGATTATTCGTATCAGTATTTATAAATCGTGGGGTATGATTGTCTATGTATTTCTGTATTATGCCTCGTCCACGTTGGATGCGGTGATACTCGTATCAAGAACTGGGACGTATGTTTCGGTGGATGGTGTTCCAACCGTTTTAAGTGGTGCCATATTTGAGATGACCTCCTCCTCCAGTGTACCTCCAATATCCCCAGAAACAACCTCATTGGTGTTGTTATATTGAGGAATGTCGTCTGCACCAGTTTTAGGAACAGTGTACGAATTTGCATTATCATCGAAACGAACATTTTTGGTGGCATGGGAATCATCTACAGATATTTTCCAGAATGCCAAAATGGCTAAAACGCCTGCTATAGGATGGACAGATGCAAACATGGCAATAAGAATTAGAGCCATTACCACCTTACCTATGCTTGTTTGTGTCGCATCGATAATTTCGCGAGGAAGTGATGTTTCGAAGAGTATTACAAAAATGAATACGATGCTTACTAAAATACTTACACCGTGCTTCTTTGTGTCGACCATTTGTAAGTTCATCTGTATATTCTACGTCAAGATTATATTTACTTCTATTTCTATTCGGCATGTGTTGTCTCGAAGTACCTAGACAAGTCTAAGTATTGGGTATAATGTTGAAACAGTGTAAAGGATGGTGTCTATATAATGTAACCAAGTATAGTATATATATCTAGTTTCACGTAATTATGAAATCATCCAAAGTTGTCAAAAAAGAAAATGGTACGAAGGCTCCAAAAGTAGTAACATCACCACAACAGATGAATGCTTGTCTAGGAACGAAAGGATATTCTATTCAAAAGTCTGATCTATCACATACTGAACTTGCTGATTTGAAAAAGGCTTTAGTTGCTAAACCACAGACTCAAGGCGGGTTTGGTCCAAATGTTCCTATCCGTACTTTTCCAATTTTTCGCGAATCAGGACAACGCATCTACATGCCTCGCCATTTTGGCGAGAAGAAGTATGGAGTTGCACCCAAGATGCGAGTAACACAAGGTGATGATATGTCGGTGCCGTTCGCAGGCGAGTTGCGCGACAATCAAGTGCCTGTAGTGAATGCTTATCTTGAGCATGTCGGAAAAGATCCGATTCAGGGTGGTGGTGGTCTGCTTGAGCTTCCATGTGCGTATGGAAAAACGACTTTGGCGTTATACATCTGTGCGCAGTTACGCGTGAAAACCTTGGTAATTGTTCATAAAGAGTTTCTCCTAAACCAGTGGATTGAGCGTATTCATCAGTTTCTACCTACGGCTCGCGTGGGCAAAATACAGGGATCTACTGTGGATATCGAGAACAAGGATATCGTGATCGGGATGCTACAGTCCCTATCTATGAAGGAGTATCCCGAAGGAACCTTTTCGTCGTTTGGTCTGATGGTGATCGACGAAGTGCATCACATATCAAGTGAGGTATTTTCATGTGCGCTGTTTAAGGTCGTGACTAAATATACAATGGGGTTGTCCGCAACGATGAACCGTAAGGATGGTACTACCAAAGTGTTTAAGATGTTTCTTGGCGACGTGGTGTACAAAGGCGAACGCGATGAAGAACACGATGTG